ACATGGGGCCCAACATAATACTTATTCCATTTATTAACCCAATTAATCACACCTTGATTAATTCTTTCTTGTGCTTCAGGATTACGCGTACTTGTTGCATCATGAGCAACTAAAACTGTTGGGTCAGCTACTATTCTCCAGCCACCTAATCTTATTCTTGTCTGAAAATCAACTTCTTCTTGATGACCAATTTCTGTATCAAATCCACCAATCTCTTTATATCTTTGACGATTTAAAATCCAACAAAAACCAACACCCCATAATATTTCTAAATATCTTGGACGTTGCATAGGATACGCCCCTCCATTCGGAAACGCCATTGCAACTTCGTGGTTACCTTCAAGATAAGAGGCTAATTTTAGATCCCATCCTGGAGTCATAATATAGGCGTCATTATCTATATAGCCTACGTTATTAGTTTCTGCCCACTCAAGAATATGATTAACAGCACCAGTATATCTTACGTTTTTAGTTAATTGTTTAATAACAACTCTTGGATCTTCCGCAGCGTGTTTTTGGGCGACCTTTATTGTTTCTGGATCTTCTGAGGCGTTCTCTAACACTAAGAGTCTCCAATCACAATGAGTGTTCTGCCTAAAAGCAGTTATAGACCTATCTAATTTGTCCGGATTATTATAGCTAGATACTCCAAAATCAATTCTCACGGCTTTGTCCACCACTGCTTATTTTCGTGCAAAACAAAACCAATGCTTTGCAATAGTGGAAACCACTCTGTTTCATATTTATTATTTACAGCCAAGTGCATGGGTATAGAGTTTCCGTGTTCAATATCTCCAATCGCAAATCCATTTTGTGCAATAAACACGCCGCCTTTCTTAAGGGTGTCATAAACAGCTTTTGCCCATTCTTCAACATTTACAACATGTTCAAAGAAATCTAATGCAACTACCGCATCAAACGCTCTATTGCCAAGTTTAGGTTCAAAGCTGCTAGTGAATAATGTGTTGATAACAAGTTTTTCTTCAAGACTAAATCTATACTGCGCAAAGTTGGCCGTTTTGCCACCTTCCAAATCGTGGTAAGTTGCTTCTAAACCTTCTTCGGCCAACCTTATGCTCAAAGAGCCTATTCCGTCACCAAGTGAAAGAACCTTGTTTTTGCCCGAATGTCTCAAACCAAGGGCTATGCCTTCGCACATGCCAGAATAGTTAAAACCTTGGTCTAGATGATAAGCTGATAATTCCCAAATATACGCATCTGTATTCCTATACCAATTTAGGAGAGAATCAGCGTTATCTACATTTGTTCTAGCATCATTAAAGTCATTTGCTACCTCATGATGGTTGTAATGAAAACCTTTTTCCAATCTTTGTTTAGCGTAACCTTCAGGTACTTTTAAAAATTCTGATATTTCTCTTGCACGCTTATCTACACTCATTTGCTCTCCATCGTTGATCGGACACAATTAAATTGTATCATCTTTTATTTTAATTTTTCTATATAGGTAAAAATTGGAAAAAAATTTTTAAGGCCAAATTGGTTTTTGACTTTTTTCTAATAGCCGGAAAAAGTAGTTGTAATAATTCTACCATCTCTTTGATCAATTGGTGGTAATTCTTTTCTTACTAAAACTCTTTGTACCCACCTATCAGTCCCATCATATCTTGCCTGAAAAGGCTTTCTGCCATGAATTGTTTTTCTATTATCTATGACTAATAGGTCACCTGTTTTTAAAACTATTTCTTTTATGCTTTTTTGGATTGCAAGTTCAAGTTCTTCAAGAACCAATCTAGCCAGATAATCATTTGGCTTCATAACAGTTGCATCGTAAGTAAAAGTTAACATGCCATCAGCTTCTCCAATTATAGAAGTAGGTATCTGCTGGTCTTCTTCCCCATTTGTCCTAAAGCTAAGATCTATTCCTGTTGTAAACATTTTTGACTTCAGTATGTTTTTAGTTTCTGGGCTAATATGTTTGAGTATGTCAGATAAATTGGCATATGTGGTTACTGCCTGAGGATCCCCCCTAAGGCAAAACAAAACTACGTAATCTGGTTTGTAAGGATGGAATGCGGTTTCTGTATGAAGAGCTAATTCAGTTTTAGATGAAGTAGATATCTGCTGATACTCAGTTTTATGAACTGGAACTATGTTCTGTATTATCTGACCGTTTTGTTCCTGAATATAGCCAATCGGATAACCATATTTTTCAGCGTGCCTAAGAAGAACTAGCGTACTTTCTTTGGAACTAGCGTGCTGGGGCGAACTGACGATTGGTGTAGCTGGAGTTGGAGGCACATATCCAACATCTAAATTCTCGTAAAGAAAAATTCCCATAAAATATTTTTAAGACGACAAAACCTTTAATATCAAAAAGAATACTTTGCTCAAATTATCAGGAGCAATACTAAAAACATGTTCTTTTTCAAGGGTTTTAATTGTAACACAATGTACGTCTACTAAATCTCCATTTGAAGTTATAGAAGCTGTAGGTTTAGATATGGAAATATCAGTGATGGTTGGCATAAAGCCATCGAACATACCATTATTTTCCATGCTACATTATAGCACAAATTACTTTTTTTTCTTCGCTGCTCTCATATTGTCTATCAAGTTTGGATAGGGGCGACCAGCAGCTTTTGCAGACGCTTTAGCTGAAGCCTTGGCCTTAGACGAAAGCTTCTTTGGCTTCTTACTTGGACTCGGGCTGTCCCAAACGGCTACTTTTTTTGCAGCCATTACGATATCCTTAGTATGAGGTATATTTGAACTGCGTGAAGAGCGAAGTAAACACAGTTTAACCCCCAGCCCTTAAAAGAATTTTTGTTTATATGCCAGTGCATATCGTGAGGGTTGTGGCCCTGGCCCATATTGGAGGCAGAAGAAGCATGGTTGCATGAATCTCCATTGTCAACGTGATGATTTATATTTGTGCAGTTCATAATTATTTTTTCTTGTTAATCTTTCTAAGAGTTTTAGCAAGGTTTGCCTGCTTGACTGTTAACGGACTGTATTTATCTGGATTCTTGGTAACAGCTGATGCCATTCCGGCTACAGATTTTCCAGCTTTCTTAGCCTTGGCTGTAAAAGCACCGGGTCTTTTAATCGCACCTTGTATCCATTTATCGGTTGATTTTTTTGCTGCCACTTCTGGCCTTTCTTTCTTTTACATATTCACCAGTTTTAAATTTGATATTATCCATTATAACATGGGCAGAAGCGTGGTCGCCAATGTGGCCATCGATCTTATCTTCTATTCTGGTAAGATGATCTTTTACGTAGCCGTGATCTTCTTTGTTTTCTTTTCTACTTTTTTCTAGAAGAGCAACAATAATAACACCGACAACACCAATGAGAGCAACAGTAATCTGCTCCATATCATGCAATTCCAAGCAATTCTTTGACCTTTGGTCCAGCAACTGAATCGGCAGGGAGCTTATTCGCTATTTTAAAAGCTTTTACGGCTGCATCTGTTGCTGCATCTTTTTGACCATTGATTTCACCCTTGTAAAATCCTTTTATCTTAAGTGCTTCCTGAAGCTTCGCTATATCATTGCCACCACCTGCGGCTGGAGCAGCAGAACCTGCTGGTTTTTCCCAGTTGTTCTTTGCCATCCACTCAGCTACTGCTGGAGGAGGTGTATCTCCATTTACATATCTAAGATGCCATGGCTCTGAAGGGACAACTTCCCATGAAAAACCAAACTTCTTTACATTCGCAATCATCCAATTGAGGCGCTTTGGTTCTGATGCATTAGCAATGTCAACCGCCAAGCCGAGATTATGCTGCGACTTACCAGGCGTAGCCAACATAGCCATGCCTTTTTTAAGATACCATGTCTTACCTTCAAAAGTCTTTGTGCTAGTTCCAACTACTGGTTCAAGCTGGTATCTTTGTTTAAAGCCAGCAAGCTGACTCTCATAACTTCTATATGTATCGCCTGCTGATGTAGGCTTAAGCTCAACGCCTTCAGCCTTTGCTGCCTCATCCATTGCATTGTAAGCGGCGGCGGCAAGCCAGTGCATTTTTCCACCAGCTTCAATAGGGCGCAAGAGATGCGCAGGAAGCTTACCAGGCTCAATGCCCTTAAGATCTTTAGGTAGTACTACTGGAACTATATAATCCCAAGCAACTTTACTCATAATTTTTCCTCTCGTACCTTATTGTAAACACAACAACAGGCCAATCAATCAAGACAGACCTGTTGTTGTAATAGTTTAAATACTACTTCTTGCCTTTGCTGGTGCCGATCTTGCCGAGCACTTTGATTGGGCGTTGTGCCATCTTCATCTGACCCGATGTTACCGCTGGCTTTGGCGCTGTTGTACCTTTACCCCCGGTTGCAACATTCTTTAAGGTTGCAGGGTTTTTGACTGGGCGTTGTGCCATCTTCATCTGACCGCTTGAAGCGGTTGGTTCTGGCGCACTAGCACCCTTGCCTTTTGATTTCTTCATAGCCATGATTTATTTCTCCTTAGTTTTTTTGCTAGCTTTTTTTGGGACAGCTTTTTTCGCTGTCCTCTTAACCGGTTCCTGTTTTTCAACAGGCATAACGTTTTGTACGTACTTAGACATAGTAATAATAATCCTTGATTTATTTCATTTCTCTATTTTGAGCTTTTCTTAGGACGATTCTTTTTTCCGTCAAACATTGGGGTAGTCATACCCTTTTGTATCATTCCGGTAACTTTTTGCTTTTTAGAAGCAACAGCTGCTGGGTCTGCTTTTCCACTCTTTTTTTTCATAGCCATAATATTCTCCTATTTTTGTAAATTTATTATTTCTTTTTCTTTTTAGCTATAGCTGCCTGAATAAATGGTGGAAGCTTCTTTTGGGCAGAGGTCATCCCAGCTTTCGCTGCTGGTGCCGGTGCCTTTGTCATCTTCTTTGGTTGCTTTTTCATTGCCATTGTTTTCTCCTATTTTGATTAGTTGTTTTATTTATTAACAATCCCATTTACGCAGAGACAAAGCCTTGCGAGTAGGACGACCTTTGGAATCTTTCATTGGCCCCGGCATACCACCCATGCGAGCGCAAAACGACTTACGTCGAGCTGCCGCCTTTGGTGACTTCTTAGCCTGCTTAGACGACACTGGTGGCTTTAGCGTGCCACCCGTCTGAGCCTTGTATGAGGCGCGTCCCTTAGCGTTCAAACCGCCAGCAGGATTTTTGCCTTCTTTGCGTTGCCAAGCAGCAGATTTAGCCATTATTTTTTCCTCCTACTTTTAGTACTGTTTACCTTTGGAGATTTACGAGGCTTTGGGGCGCTCTTTAACTCCACGCCATATAAAAAATTATTTTGACCCATCCTAGGACCAGCTATATAAATGTTTTTTTTCATAACCATAATTAAATTACCCTTTAAAAGTTTTAACTAAATTTTCAATAGCTATATTTCTTGGCATTGTGTTAGCAATCAATGTGGTTTTTCTAAACCATTTTAAAACGATATTATATCTAGTACCGCTTTTTACGTGATTTACAGCATGTAAGTACATCGCATTTGTTGGGAATGTAACAACCTCTCCAGCCTTTGGCTTTATTGCTAAGTCGTACTCTGGGAACACAATTTCCCCCCCCTCATAGTCATCATTTAAATAGACTAAAGAAGAATAATCAGATAAAAATCTAGGCATGTGCCCGTGCCAGTGTGGGTCTGAATGGTTTATTTCTAAAGATAATTCAGAATTATTATATTCGCTGTCAGAATGCATGGTTTGGAAATCTCCAATAGACCAAATTCTACCCCATATTTGGGGGTCACAAACCAATCTTTGTCCATATTTATACTCAAGTTTATCTTTAACTTGATTAATCAAATTAAATAAAATTGGTTTAACATCTGCAGGCGCGGAGAAGTATGGTACGGTTTTGACCGTCACAGGATCACCGTTTGGGTAATAATCGCAACCTGGGCCATTCGGCATTAGGTCATTTGAAGTATTCGATTGCAGTATGTGTCCCAATAAGACTTGTATGTCACCGGCCGGCAACACGTCATTGTTTACGACAATATTATCTACAGAACCAATTCCCATAGCAATTACTTTTTCTGTCTCTTCTCCAAAGCTTCAGTTATATCGGATAATTTAAATATTATTTTCCAAAGAAAATTACTTAAACTAAAGTATTTTTTACTCATTGTTTTTTTTCTTTGGCTTATCCGATGGAGGTTCTCCTAGAACCTTAACTGGAGCTGCGTTACCTTTAGAAATTTTTCTGAATTTAGCTAAAGACATTTATTTAGCGGACTTTTTTGGACGACCCTTTTTTGCCTGGGCTGAATCTGCTGCACGTGCGGCATCTTCTGGGCGGGGACCAACCTTCTTAGCCTTAGTGGTAGTAGCCTTCTTTGCAGCTTTGGCGACTTCCTTCTTTGCATCTGCGACTATATTCTTAGCAGCATCTTTAGCTATTTCGGCTACAGCATCTGCTTGCTCTACAAGATCGTCAATGATCTTTGCTTGTGCCTTTGCCATAGGACCATCTGCTTGTATTTTTTGTGCTTTAAAAATTGCTTGCTTTATTTTGGTTGCTATTTTCTTAAACATTTTAACCTCTATTTTTGTCTTGTGATGATAATAGTAATATTATATATTATATAATTGTAATTTGCAACTGGCTTTTACTTGTTGCCCTGTTGTGATTCTTTAATTAAAGAATATCTGTCACCAGTTTCTTTGGAAACAACTGAAAACCCGTATGCAGCTGCGTCTTCTATAGCCAATCTAAGACCTTCTTTATCTTCAAAGGACGCGTTCGGCAGCGGTATCGTAACTGCGGCATAGACGTCAATGTTCTCAAAATTGCCAATGTTTATTTTTCTATTTACTCCACAAATAAAGACTGGTGAAGTCGTAATTGCCAAGTCTGCAGATACAGAATTAACTACGTTGTCTATGGGAGAATCAAATGAGGATGATTCTTGAGCACTTTTATTAATCTTAGGCATTATTTTTTATTCCTATTCCGAGGCACTCTAGCGTTGCCACAACTTGTTGTTCTAAACTCATATCATTTGTATCTATAATAGCAGAAGCTATTTGCTTAACTTTTTCTGCTTCCATCTCCGAACTATGTCCAGACTGTTCACTGTTCATTATAGCACCATCTCGTTTTAAAATTCGCTCATCAAGAACTTCTTTATCAGCATCAAAACTAATAACAAATCCGTTAGGCTGCTTGAGAATATTCTTAGCTTCGTTTAAATAACGCACATCAGACACTATAACGCACATAGGGTTAACGTTGTCTTCATCATGATTTTTCAAATAGTTTCTATACATTTTATTTGCTTTTATAATCGCCCAATTTGAAAAACAATTTTCGTCATATTCTCTACAGATATCACCAGCTTTTTGAAGAAATGTTCTAGGCTTATAGCCCTCTTCTTCTATCGGAGTATTGTAAATCTGCTTTACCTTTTCAATAAGAATATCGTAGTGCGGCATGTTGCCTATTGATGACCCGCCATAGACCTCGTATAGAACTTCATGAAGGGAGTAAAGCTTTCTTGATTCTTCATTAAGGCCTACTATGTTTTTCTTTATTGAAGCCATCTCGTAGAGTGGAAGAGCGTAGAAAATATGATCCCAATTTATCCCAAACTTTACAGTTTCCATTGAACCTTTTGGGATTATTGATTCCGCTACAGAAGTTTTTCCACTTCCAGCTTTACCAGATAGGCCAAGTATTATTGGTTGGTCGTTAACAAATTTTTTCATACACTAAGTATAGCAGAAAATTATTGCATTTTTTGATTTCTAATTTCTAATTCATCTAAGAAAGCATTTGCCAGCGCATCGGGTTCCCAAACAAAAGATCTTGGAACCTGGATAACCCTGAAATTATACTCTGATTTTATTTCTTCGATAGTCATCAATAAAGGTAGCAGCAACTTATTTTTGCATTCCCATTTACCATTTATTTGGTTTGCGACTACAGCTGAATCAGTATAAATAATAGGATCAGCTAAATCAGCCATTGCAGATATTAGTAGACCAGCTATAACGGCCTCGTACTCAGCTTCATTGTTTGTTCTTGGGCCAAGCCCCCTAGAAAACTGTGCTATTTTTTTTCTATTTTTGTATACAACCACAGAGCATGCAGCTTCGCCAGTTTTCTTTTGCCCCTGCCCCCTTGAAGCTCCGTCGCAAAAAACTTCAAAGTTCATTAATCTAATTCAATATCGTAAGGGATGTCTAGCTCAATAGCTCTATTCTTGATGTTATTTTCTTGGCTACCACCAGATACTGTGTAAGTAGATACTAGTAGGTATCTTTCTTTTTTATACTCAACCTGAGTAGGAAAATCTAATTTTTGTCTTTTATTAGAATAAAATTCTTTAGCTTTATCAACGGCTCTATAATGGCCTATAAACATAATTGCCTCCTTTAGTAGGTAGTAAAATCACTTTCAAGATAATGACCTTTACTTTCTCTTGATGCAGCAATCTGCATGGATTGGACTTTGTCCATCAATTTTCTAGCTGACTCTGAAGATATTCGAGCGGCACTTTCCATTGATTCAGCTAGGCTCATGACAGCTTCACACGTAATCAGAGCTGAGTATTCATCCTCTGCTGCCTCCATAGCGGCTGCTTCTCTCTCCGCCTCATTCTTCCCAACTCTAGAAGACTTGTATTTCTTTTTGTATTTGCCTTCCATTATTTTATAGTTTGCTCGGGCCATGCCAGCGAATCTTGCTGCTCTACCATAAACGTTAGACGTCTTAGCTACAAGCGAAGCCATATTCTCAATGCCCAAGTCAACAGTATCTTCGTCCGGTATCTCTATGAAGTACTTATTATTTTTTGTTACATCAACATAAGAATTAATTACTTCCTGGATTTGTGGTCCAAGAAAATCCGAAAGTAGTTGTTGGAGTTTTTCTAAACTCTGATTATTCATTTTTGTCCTTTTTAATTAAACCGAATTGTTTTAATAGTGGTTGTAATTCTTCATCGTTTTTAATTATTAAAACTATTTTTTCTCTTATTTCTTTTAAATGCTCTCTAACAGTATTGGGGTGTTCGTTGATCTTCAAAGATATATCGCTAGACCTCTTACCATCTACGTACCTCCATTTTATCAGCTGCCTCTCCTGTATTGTCAACTTATCGAAAGGAGGAAAATTATTTTCTCCGACCACCCAAGCTTCATCTATATCTTCTGCGGACAAAATCGACTCTAAGGAATACTCTTTAGGCTCTGCTTTAAATCCTGTTTGAAAATTTTCACTTTCTGGGTCAGTGTCAGCATCGTCGTCTATCAGTGGGAATGTCTTCCTGCCTAATTGATCTATTAAAAAAGTATCAACATTTTTCTTTAATAAATAAAAGAAATAGCTATACAAAAATCCGGCTAAAAGGTATTGGACCTTTAGCTGATTCCTTTTTTTCATACCTAGCTATACATTGGAAAAAAGTTGTGTCTATTGTTTGACGTATGTCTTCTTCGTCTCCATATCTTTTTGCCATATAAACTATGCCGGCCCATTATTTCTGATACGTCTTTATGATCTTTCTTTACTAATTTATTTTTCATCAATGCCATACGAGTAAAAGGGTTTTTAACAAACAAACCAATAAACCTTCTTATATCATAGTCGGCTAGATTATATCTACCATGGTATATCAATGCCACATATTTGCTTAAAAAATTATTAAAAACTTTTAACAGCTCTTGCTTCGCAGCATGACTCCCCGACTTGGCTTGAGCTATCAGCTCTTGCATTTCATTTTCTTCTAAATTATAATATTGTTCTTTGTAAGCGGCCATTATTTTCCTTCCCAGTAAATTATATTTTCTGAGTATTCTGATCTTATGTCTTCGTAGTAAACTATATTAGGTACACCTAATTCGTTTAAGAATTCAACAGCGTCTTTAGCGTATTTGCTAATGATGCAGGTGAACTTCTCAAATTCTTTTGGATAATATCTTTTAAATCTTTTTATTTTTGTTTTACTCTTTGGATCTAGGTACCCTTTCATTTCAACCCATTCTTCAGTTGCACATAAATAAAAATCCGGAGTATAACCTTTCACTCCTTTTTTAATTGGAAAAGAAAAAACAGTAGGTTCAAATTCATGTTTAATTTTATAGGCATTTAGGATGCGCACAAAGTTAGCTTCCCAATTAGACCTTACATTTAAATCTATATCTTTTCTATATCCAGTTTTGGTGTGCTTGTAGGCGTTACCTGTCCTTGAAGGTTTTTTGATTTCGTCAGAAATAATTTCTTCCGCAATTTTATTACCATTAATCTTTTTAAAATTTGGATGGTTTTTCATTTTTGATCTAGAAATAAAAAAGTCCGTTGACTTGACAACAATGCTCTTAACCATGTAACCTCTACTGTGTTATATCCACTAAGTATATTATACTTTAAATAAATGTAAAAAACAAGCAGCTTTTGAGTTGCAAAACCACAAAGGAATAGGTAGAATACAACTATGACAAATACAACAGTAACAACAAGAAACCTATTGGACAGCATGCACCAAGCAGCTAATGAAGAGGCTATTGATGCCTTGGTTAATAACTACGGTTTTAACCACGAAACAGCTATTAAGCTCGTAACTGAGTTTGACGGCAATGATTTCGAACTAACTTCTGAAGCTTCTTTCTAATAGTTAAATTAGAAACCCCCCGTTGGTATATCCAGCGGGGGGTTTTTTGTATACCTAATAATGCTTTACGCGGACCAATGGTTCTTCTTATTCCTAAACACACCAACCCCACATTCGCCAGACTTAGCGTGGTCACAATACGAGCAAGCTCTTACGTTACTTGTAGCTGCAAAAGAATTGTCATTAACTATATCTTTAATTAAAGATAATAATCTTACCTTTACATCTTCTAAATCTTCTTTGGTAAATAGGTGACCTTTTCTTTTACCAGATCTTAGGTAGTGTAACTCAGCGTAGATTTCTTTTTCCGGCATCATTATCGACGCAGCTAGTGCATAAATTCCTAGCTGTAGATTTTGTGCAATTCCCTTTTGGGTGACTTCCCATTTGCCAGTTTTATAGTCAATTATATTAACTCTATCACCGACAACATCTATTCTATCTATGTAGCCTATCATTGAATAGTTGCCTATAATAAAATTAAAAGGATGTTCTTTATCATAGACATCAAAAGTTGTATCTAAATTTTGGTCGTAGAATTCGTTTATAAGATTTCTTCCGACAGAAATTAATTCTTGAGATATTTTATTATCTGGATCTAACTTTTCTTTATTTATTTCAAACTCATTAACCATCTCTTGATGGTCCAATGGCTTTTCTTTGTCAACTACTTTTTCTAATACTGCGTGTACTATGTTTCCGAAGCGTTGCTGCTTCCCCGAATAACCTAGGTTCTTTTTGTATATAAGAATAAAAGTATTTAGATGGACACTGCATGTATGTATCTATTCTTGAGTATGAAAAATCCAAGAGTGACAACTTTTGCAGTGGATCTAAGTCTTCTATCTTTTTTATAGTTATTGACATTTATTAATCTTCCGTGTTGTGCTCTGCGACAAGCAATCCGTTTGAGTCGTATTCTTTACCATCTTGTTCTATGGTGTGGCCGGTTTTAACATTGACATATCTATCATGTCCAACTGAAACCCATCCAGTTTCGCCCATCTCCATAAAGTCACCTTCAACATAAGGCCAAGGCATGACTTTCTCCTATCCTACAGATATAACTGTATTGTTTATTGAATCTATGTTAAAATAGTAATTTAATAAGCCATATATATCACGCAACTCTGCCTTGGATGCATTAAACCCCACCATACCAAGCTGGAGAAAAAAGGTTTCGTCAGACCCAGGTGGCGCTTCATACTCTATGATCTGTGCATCGTTGAGTAGCATTCTTCCATTTTCGTTCTTAAGCATTTAGTCCTCATCTACTATTGTTATAGGGTTCCATGTTGGGTCATTCATCTTTTCTCTCATGTCTGAAACGTATGAATCCCAATCTCGTTCGTCTTCTGATTTTTTTTCATATGTTACTTTTGCTTTAAAAGGATTGCTTTTAAATTTTACTATAAAACTTTTTCCACCATTCTTAGGTGTCCAACGAAGATTGCCATTCTTGCAATCGCAATAATCATCATTGTTTATGTCTATCATTCCCTTTGGGTCAAATCTACCACTGCACCCGTTGCACGCTGTATAGCGTCCTTTGTCAGCGCATCTGCTGCACGATGAGCAGTACGACCAGCACGGTCTTTCTGCGGGGTTCTTATAGCTTCCTGGCAGGGCCATTTATATCTCCAATTCTAATATTTTATTAAGAGAATCCACAATTTTTCCTGATGCAAGTATATCAAATTTGTAAACAAATTTTCGATTATTATCAATAATTTCTAAAAATACTGGTCTGTTTCCTTTATTGTTAGAAACTAAATCATATATCTTTTCAAAGGTGCCTTGTGACAAACCGTCTTTAACAGTTAGGGATATCGGTTTGCCGCCGGAGAATATTTTAGAATCTATTTTTTCAGATGAATTATAAAACAATTTAACGACAGAATTCTCATCGTCATTTTCTCTGTTTAGAAATGCACTTACTACAAATATATCTCCAGAATTAAAATAATCGTCACTTATATCTTTTGCATTCTTAGGAAAGATTATAACCTCTATGCTAGAGCTGATGTCTTCTATCTCTAGCTTGTACATCTTTTGGCCTTTTTTAGTGGTCATCTTTTTGTTCGACACTATAATGCCACCAACCTTGACTGCTGTTCCACCAGGGCAATCTGAAAGATCTATAACTTCGTGAGTGATTTGATTTTTAAGTATATCCCAGATGCCAAGAACTGGATGGTTGGTTACATAAATTCCTAGTTGTTCTCTCTCTTTTTCTAGAACTTCTAATTCTATTCTTCTACTTAATTCCATGTTCTGATCTTCAACTAATTCATCTAAGGCTCCAGAAAAACCTAAATTTTCTAAAGTAGATTTCTTTAACACCGATGGATCACATCTTCTATAGAAATCATACAAAGAGGTATACGGCTTATCGTGGTCTCTGCAGTTAACTATGGAGTCCGCGATAGACAAGCCGATCCCATCTATAGCTGATAGACCAAAAATTATAGAGTTTGTATTAACTACTTCAAAATCAACCCCAGAATAATTTACTGAAGGAGGAAGAACTTCTAGGTTTAACTTTCTGCAGTCGGAAAGATACAAAGCCTGCTTGTCCTTGTTGCCAACTACTGAGGTCATTAAAGCCGCCATATACTCAACTGTATAATTAGCTTTTAGATATGCAGTTGTGTAAGAGATCATCGCGTAACTTGCGGCGTGTGCTCTGTTGAAACCGTAACCGCCGAAGTATTCGATGTCTGAATATATCTTATTTGCTTTATCATCAGTTATATCAGAAACTTTTACGCAGCCTTCTACAAACTTTTTTCTGAATAAAGAAATCTTGTCCATCTGCTTTTTGCCAATGGCTTTACGCAAGTCGTCTGCTTCAGCGGAACTAAACCCAGCAAGCTCTCTAGCAACACCAAGTACGTCTTCCTGGTATAGCATGATGCCAAGTGACGGTCCCAAAACTTTTTCAAGCTTAGGATGATCATATGATACTCTGGACTTCCCATTTTTTCTGTCTATGTAAAGCTTATCCATCCCAGATCCCATTGGGCCAGGTCTATACAGTGATATCAAAGCCATTATGTCTTCTATGTTTTGTGGCTGCATTTGAACCATCAACTGTCTCATGCCAGAAGATTCTAATTGAAACACTCCAGCTGAGTTCCCCTTGCATAATTCCTCATAAGTTTTTGGGTCGTCTAGTGGAATAAATTCTATGTCGATGACTTCTTTTGTATTTTTTTCTATAAGTTTTAAACATGAATCTATAACACCAAGGTTTCTTAAGCCTAAGAAGTCAATTTTTAACAGACCGCATTGTTCCACTCTGCCCATGTCCCACTGCGTAACCAATGGTGCATCAACACCTTTTTTCATCACGGGCAGGTAGTCTGTCAATGGACCTTTGGATATCACTACGCCAGCTGCGTGTATGCCAGTCTGTCTGACCAAACCCTCTAAGCCGATAGCTGTATCTACTATAAGCTTTGAGTCGCTACTCAAAGTGTATTCTGTTTTAAACTCTTGAACTTCCATGCACTCTGCTAGGTTTTTTGAGACCCCTAGAATAGGGGCGGGAACTAGTTTTGCTATCTTGTCTCCAGATATAAAATCATAGCCTAAAGCTCTGGCAGCGTCGCGCAAAGATTGTCTAGCACCCGTTCTATTGAACGTGCATATATGTGCAACTCTATCATCGCCATATTTAGTTCTTGCATATTCGATAACTCTATCTCTATGCCTATCGTCAAAGTCAAGGTCAATATCGGGCATTGACTTTCTTCCTTCAACCAAAAATCTTTCAAACATCAAACCAAATCTAATTGGATCTAGATTGGTGATATCAAATGCGTAGGACAAAACGCTGCCAGCCGCAGATCCTCTACCCCATCCAACTCTTATATGGTTATCCTTGGCCCACTTAACTAGATCAGAAACTACCAGGAAGTATTCCGAAAATCCCATTTCTTTTACTACTTTTATTTCATGATTAGCTCTATCAACTATATTTTGTGGAAGAGGATCACCATATCTTTTCTTCAAACCATCCCAAGCTAATCTTTCAAAGTACTCAGTTGAGTTTTCTTTTGTTGGTATAGGGAAATCAGGGAAGTGAATCTCTCCAAAGCTTAAGTTAACATCTATCATATCGTTAACATGCATGGTGTTCTTCAACCATTCATCAGAAAATACAGAAGCCATATCTTCGTATGATTGAAGGTAAAATTTGTCACCTGAAAAAGAAAATCTATTAGGTGTGTTAATATTGGAGTTAGTTGCTACGCATAGCATTATGTCATGCGCCTTGGCGTCATGTTGATGCACGTAATGGCAGTCTCCGGTTGGGATTATCTTAGCGCCTATTGTATTCGCTATCTTAATTAAATCTGGAATAATTTTCTTTTGTTCATCTAAATCATGATTTTGTACTTCTATAAAATAGTTCTCTTTGCCGACTATTGACTGCATGGTGGCAGCATGCTTTAATGCCGTGCTGTAATCGTTTCTAAGCAGGGCTTGAGATACTTCACCGTTCAGACACCCAGACAGCACTATAACGCCCTCTGAGTGCATGGATATGAGCTCATGATCTAATCTAGGCTTAACATAATACCCATCTATAAATGATTCAGAAGACATTTTAATAATATTATGATACCCAATATTATTTTTTGCCAATATAGTTATATGATAAGGCCCTCTTTGCTCCCACTCATTTTTGGATGGTCCAGATCTTTCCTCTTCATCTCTATCAAATCTAGTTTTTCTAGCTTGATAAAATTCAGAACCCAATATTGGCTTGACCCCAACAGCTTTCCCAGCGTCATAAAAATCTAGCCAAGAATGTATGTTACCGTGGTCGGTAGTAGCTATGCCAGTCATCCCTAGCAGCTTAGCTCTTTCTAGATACTCTTCGACTCTACCGTGCCCGTCAAGCATAGAGAAGACTGTATGGTTATGAAGGTTGGTCCAATTTTTCATTATAATTTATTAATTAAATTCCTCGTTTATTTTTGGAATCTTTAATGGAACTATCTCTTTCTTCCCTATAAACAATTGCTACAACTCCCCCACAGTACTTGCATGGGACTACTTTTCCTTCCTGGGCGAATGGACTCTTGTACATATAGGCCATAGGCTGATCAGATTCACACTCAGTGCAAACTCCAATTACATCATCTTCATTTTCAACTGGCATTGTTTTTTTCTCCTTTTTGTTTATACGCGAATCTTATTGGTGATGGTGAGAGCTCTTCAGTGCTCTCGATATATTTATTGCCAACAGTAATCCATTTTTTCTTCTTTTCTAAATGACAATCTCCACAACCAACGCCAGCAGAATTAGCTCGGTCGCAAGTATACGGTCTGCCGCCTATGCCTATTTGTCTTCTTTTTATCCAATCATTAATATGGCTTGTGGATTTTTCATAATTAAAATCATCACACAGACTAAGTATACTATACAAAAACTTTATTGATTCTTCATTATAGGTAAGTATCGAGCAGAGAAACAATCTTGCTTCATGCTCTAACTTCTTATTGGTTTTCGCCTGCTCAATTAATCTTGTGATAGCACTGCAGTTTTTTAATAGTTCTTTTGGAGTAAATTCTTTTTCATTTAAATTTATCTCCTTAAAAGCAGACGACCCATGCTTATTGAAATGCTCAAGGAAGTTCGAAGACCTACCTTTATCTAGTTCCATGTCGTAAGTAAATTCCCTAAACCACTCATTTGCTTTTAGGTTAAACTCTTGATCTTCAACAAGATTATCTGCTTCTAGTTTGCAGAAATCAACTACGGCATCGAGCCCTGAATTAAGTATTTCTTTAGGAATAAGATTTTTATACAACCCAGTTTCCTGGTGCTTGCTGCCAGCAAGGCGCCACATTCTTCTGGGGTCATAGACGCTAAAGTCTATCGATTCAATGTTTAGATTTTTTTTAATCTTAGTGGCTATGTATCTGAATATGTTAGGTAGTGCGTTGGACGGGTTGATGCCCAGGGCTATGGCTTCACACTCTATGTGAAAACCTTTTTTGCCAGTAAAATAGACTAACAAAGATTTTTCTGGGACGTACTGCTCCAAGTATTCAACCAACTTTTTGCATTCGTCGTAAGATATATTTGGGTCTTTATTATCTAGGTCAAAGTAAAGAGAACCTAGTCTGACAGCTTTTTCAATATCCTCGGAATTATAATGCCAAATAGAAGTATATAAACCGTTGTTGCTATGTTGCTTTCTATAGTTATCTATGCTAAATATAGAAATGAATCTAGGATTATCTCCATCTTTATCTCTTATAATTCGAGATAAGGAGGGTACGTATCTAGCCGTCTCAACTAATTGCCAAGAGTTTAAATATTTTTCTTTATCGTTTGGTATCTTCATAAGATAACTTTTTTGTTTTCAATGTTATTGATATTGCCGATAACTATTTTATCGGTCTCTACAATGTTCTTGCTGTTGTTTCTGTAGTATACAGATTCTGCTATTATCTTGTCTATATTTTTAATTAAAAAATATCTTTTCTTAATTCTTTGTTCCAGATCCATCTTTTCTCCATTTTGGATTTATCAAATCACTATCTTCAATAACCAAATGTATTTTTGAAGCAATGTTATCAGATAAATGAACAATATAATCTAAATAAGTTATTGGATAAGTTTCTGGTATCGGTGACCATGGACCAAGATGACATCTAACCAATCTGAGTATTGATTGAACGATGTCTTCTGATAAGAATAAAGTAGAAGATTCTGATTCACTAGCAAACTTCTTATCTTTTTCTTGGCAAAAAGAAATAAACTTTCCTACCGTATAAGGATGCATCGGATCATATCTACAGTCATCAGATTCGCCTTCATGCACACCCTTGCATACATCATGAAGAAGGCATGCAGCTATAACTATATCTTTCTCTTCCTGAGAAAGAGAATATGATTCGCTCATGTACGATGCTATTCTAACTACTCTTTTAGTATGAAGAACATTACCGCCCTCGCCGTGCTCGTCTGAAGGATGATATTTGCCAGAAAAACTTGATGGGATTTTCCAAAATAAATCATTCCTAATTAATATAGATCTAACAAAAGATCTTATAGACTCATCAACAATAAGATTAATTTCAGCCAACAGAGTAGAAAGAACTTCATTCTCTTTCCCCATTGAAGAAGCGTTTTTCTCCTCTATAAGAATATCATCTAATATACTTTTACCCATTTTTATCTTCTTTCTTCCAGTCATTCCAATTTGAACAAGGTTCATCAAACGGACATTTTTTACAATAAGATATCAATCCTCTTTTAGGCACCAAGACTTCGGTCTCTAGCATTTTATTGCACCAGTAATCATAATACTGGAGATCTTCATTCCTTATTTGAAATTCATTAAACCCTATATTTTGGCTCAACGGATCTATAAAACCAAACTTAGTGTTCACCATTCTTTCTGGGTGCCTATTATGGTAGGCCTTGTATAAGGTACAGAAATCTGTTCTATACAAATCCCTATTGCTAAACTTATAACCAAATATAAATTTAGTTACAAAATATTGTTTCTTATGAAAAAATATAATGTCAAAACTGTCTTGTAAGTTTAACTTACCTATCGGCATGTTGTACTCTTCGCTTATAGCCACAGGTATATACGGAGATTCAGAATATGTTTCGTGGAACGCTAATAGAATTCCCGCTGCCTTAGAAGTTAAGCTAGCAGTATTTCCATAAGCGGTCTCGTGTTGCTCTGTCACAATATCATATGAGTTAGTATTTTTGGGGAACCAAATCTTTTCCCATCTATTTAGTAGAGACGAATAAGACGGGATGATCCCCCCCTGCTTCTTAAAAAAGAAAAAATACATTATACTTTTAATAGTTGATTCAAACTTTTCTGTATGAATATCTCTTGCGTATATTTTTTCTGGCAACTTCTGTTGGTGCCTATAATCATATAGTCGTTCACATAGCTGAAAATCTTTTAAGGACTGCACTGTTACAAGTTCCATTAATGAAAATCCTTTCCACTTAATAAGTCGTCTAACAAAGACGATGAAGACGTATACGAGCTATCGGTAACTGGATCATAATCTTCGTAGGTTTTTTTATAATCAACATACTTGACCAAAGGTGGATCATATAAAAACGCTGAACCAGTGATTCTATTCTTGGGAATCTGAAGCTGCATTATATTTTCGTCTTCGGTTTCATCGTTTGTTGCTAATCTTTTTTCTGTAATAAATATTGTTACTGCGCACTTTTGCTGGATCGCCAAGGAACCGCCAGTATCAGACTGCTGGACGACTTCACGTTTTTCTTTCATTCTATTTGAATTTTCCTGCGCTGTAATAATCAAAGCACAGTTCATATCTCTTGCAAGTTTTTCTAAACGAACCATCATTTCCTCAAACTCACCCCAACGTGGCTTGCCCTTACCCCCACCTTTAGTGAACATAGATTGGATTGTATCTATTATAACTATGTCTGGCATGTTTATGTTCTGTCCGATTATATCTCTTAGCCAAAATTCTAAGTCCTCAAAATAAGGAGTATCCGGATCATGTCTAACCATAAGACGATCACCCCATTTAGCGAGTCTGGCCTTAAAGGTGTTCAGGTGCTTGTTCTTTTCTTCCTCTGACCACTTTGATGACTCTAAATAAACATTCTTTTCTATTATCTGCGTCATCAAGATTCTCTCCCAGTGACCAGTGGCTTCTTCGAAATTTACATACAAAACTCTATAACCGTTATCTAACCAGTTGTTCGCTAAGCACTTAACAAACGTGCTCTTACCTTTCCCCGATGCGGCGATGACCGCGTGCACAGCGCCCCTAAAGAAGCCGCCCTCATCCGTATACCCCATAGCTCTATTAAGAGCTTTAAATTGAGTGGGCAAAAAGTTTGGTATGTCTAGTAGCGAATCCACTCTGCTAGCTATTTCGTCAGCAGTTGTTATTTTATCTAGTGGATTATATCTTATTTGATTTTCTAATTCTCTTATTTCAGAAGTAAGAGTTTGAATTCTGGATATATCATCTTCAGTCTTTTGTCCTTTTTGGGATATTATAGATTGAAGTTCCTGTAGATAGTTAATCTGTTTTCTTTTATTAGCTTTATATTTTACTAATTCAGAAACAGATTCTTCCGTTGATAATTCAGCAGACATCAACAGATCAATCATAACACCCACTCCAGTGTTACCACCAAGAGCTTCGTGTATATCTGTTTCCGTTTGTAGCCAAGACTTAAATGCTATTGGGTCAACAATATCAAGCTGTGTAGCGTTCTCGAAAGCCAGAAGAGCCTTATAAAATTCATTTATTCCTTTTTCCCCATGAATGGAACCAACAATTTCTTCTGGAAGATTTTCTTTAAAGTAATTAATCGCTCCATTTTTTCTAAAAGACAAAGCAAAAATCTGGTACTCCAGTGGAATGTTATCTTCTACCTTTTCATTTGCCTGTGTCATTGTTTCTTTTTCTCTTTTATGGATCGGTAAATCTTTTTTTTGTACTCCGAATTTTTCTTTTTAATACTTCTGTAAGCTTCGGAGGACGCCACAGTATTCTTCTTCTTTTCTTTAGGCTTATAGGGATTTGACCTAATGGCCTCAAGCAATCTGTCGAATACTGCTTGCTCTGTTAAGCTATCATTATAGCGGAAGACAATCAATGCCACACCATTATCTACACACCACTGTTCTTTTTTTTCATCTCTCTTAATAGCTTCTTCAAAATCATACTTAGATTCAAAAAATCTACTCGTATAATAATAATGCTGTCTTCCATGGAACTCTGCGGCTATCTCATACTTAGGGCAATAAACATCTAACTTTAACTTATCACCTATATGATATTCGTTTATAATCTTTTCCCCTGGAAGGAGTTTTTGCATTGCTGCAGTTAGTGCAGTTTGGCCTCTAGACATTTTTTTTCTACTGTCCTTTAACCATGTCAAGCCAATAGAATTAATTTTCTTATTTACTTGTGGTATAGTCCAGCCTAATTCTTTCGCTATTTCAGAAATAGATAAAGAGGTTTCCAACAATAGATCTTTTAGAAAATCAATATCGTCCTGATCTTTATCTATTTTTTTTCCATGCATTTCACTCAGCCGTGTTATATGTTTTTGAATAACTAATAGTTTTACCCAAATCTATAATCGACATGTTTAGTTTGTTCCAAATTGAATTCGACAGAGCTAACCCCAAAGAAGAGCAATCTAAAATACAATAATCTATCTTTCCTTCTAGGGCAGCAATTTTTTGAAACGTATCTTCTAATCTAGAAAAGTAATTATTAAAAGGAACGCTAATTACATTAGTTTTAAATCCCATAAATTTATATATAGTTTTTTTATCATGAAAAGATACAACCGCAGTATTGGTGTTCTTAATATAAAAATTAAAAATTGAGTTATATACTTCTCTATTATTTTCGTAGTAGTACTCAAAAAGATTAGGGCTATAGAACTTGCCGTCATCAACTAAACCAATGCCCGAATGCTTTGAGGCAACTACTTCTTCAACAAGTGATTCTGGTATGCTCTTTATGATTCTGTTATCAGAAAGATTAATCGATCTAATAATCTCTTTATTAAAACGAGAAGGTGTACCATCCGCATTTTTCTTGCTTAAAGAAACTATTGAAGACTTTGCTATATTTAAGAAGGCAAACTTTTCCTTTGAGTTCATCAACTTGGTTAATTCTATTGAAGCTTGTATTTGATTTTTCATTTGTACTCCTTAAATCCCAAAGTTTCCCCAGTTAATTAAAACTGGATTTGGGTCTACGATTGAATTAATATGGTTTAACGCGTGGAACTCTCCACCATCTATTGTTGAATATCTTTCATACTTTGATTGCTTGTCTTCATCTTTTATGTAACCTAAATGCTGCATGATTAGGTTTGAGTTAACAAAGTAATTTCTTTGATTTATTAGATCTGTAACATATGTTGGTTCAGACCCACAAGCTAGTGCTCTATCTCTAAAAGTAGCACCGGACATAAATCTAAATATTCTGCTACTGTTGTTGGGCGCCCAAAGCTTATCAACTCTATACTGAGTATCATTCCACATATGATAAAACCTAACATTAACTACATCTTTTTCTGATGAATTTAAAATTTGTCTAACATCAGTTTTAGTTATATCAGAAGAATCATATAGCATCTCGTCGCAGTCAATGGCGATAATCCAATCACCTTCTGTAGCATGGTTTTCAAGATTTAACCAAGCATATCTGCGCAGTCTTCCTTCGTGCGTAGTGAACATGGGCTTAGGCGTCTTATATACATTGGCATATTTAGACGCTACCTCTACAGTATCATCGTCAGAGCAGTCGTCCGTAAAAACAATTTCGTCTACTTGGCTCTTCAATCTTTCCAGTACTGCTGGAAGATACTTATTGGCTTCATTTCGGCCCACCATTTGGGCTATTATCTTTGGTTGTGACATTTCTACTCACTTGTATAAGAAGAAGAACAACGGCAGGGAGGGCCTGCCGTTGTTCAAATGGATAAAACTATTTATTAACCCTCTAATTGTTCGCGAGCTTTTACTGCTGTAATTCTTTCAACATCAACATCCTTGAAAAGAAGCTCTCCGGATACTCCAGATACTGTTCTACGATTACCGCTAGCAATCTTCTCTGCCTCTGTCATGTTTGAGGCTTTAACAATTGATGTGGTTGTAACTGTAAAATACTTAAATTTATTTTCAGCCATTGTATTCCTTTTTTTAGTGGCATTTGCCATTTAATGTAACAAAATTAGTATATCACTTTTAACCCAAAAGTGCAACCTATTATTTCCCCGGGGCCGTTCTTTTTTCGGACTTCAATAAAGCGCCGTTGTTTGTCAACTTTCTATAATCCAAACCAGATCGATTAACAAATTCATCATATGAGCGTTTATCTGGAGCTCCAAGAAAACCAAATTTAATTCCTAAAAAATAATCATAAAATTCATGAGGCTCTCGATATCTCTTCCAAGCTTTTTCTTTGAAAAAATTTTCAGTCTCCATAACAAATCTTAAATCTTTAGGATATTTTTTTTCATCAAAACCATCAATGGGATTTTTCCCCATACTAGCAACAGGGACAAAGTCACTAGAAAAGATTCTATACCCTCTAGTAACAGATCTAAATGCCGTTAACTCCTGATCAAATTCATATATAAGGTTTGGGGGGTATGATACTTCATACAAAAAATTGCTTGTTGTAAACATATAACCACCCATGTGTGAATAATGTTCTAAAAATATATCTAAAACTCTTTTTTCATTTTCTCTAGAAAAATCAGGCTGTGTGTCCAACTGACTGGTCACCCTAAGTGGTTGGCTTTTCGCCGGAACAAATGTTGATGTAAATTTTTCATAGGCATCGGGGTCTTGATATATCCCCGCATGCAACGGTGCCGCGCACTGTGACAACATAGGCTTATCAACTATAGTAGATAACTTTGAATAATAGCCGATTAAAAGCGTATCCCAATTAGGACAAAAAACTGTGTGAGCGTCTACCTGTAAAAAATATTTTTCTCCACAAAACATTTTTGCAGCTGACAACCTAGCGTAACTAACCCCCAAGGGGTACTCATGCCATGCATTAATTACTTTTACATTTTTATATTTAGAAAAATCTTCGAATTCAAACTCTGGACTTTTTTGGTTAAAAATGCCGACGTAAATATTTTCTGGGAACTCAGCTTTTGCATAAAGGTTTTCTATTGTATGTAATATATATCTTTCATTATACGCTGGAATGCCAACAAATATATTTTCATTTCCAAAATCAATCACTTACTTCTCCTTAGGGTAAGTTTTAGCTATGTATTCTACTGCTTCTTCTAAAGAAGTAACTAACTTTGTTGACAAAAAATTAAGATAAACTCTTGATCTATAAGATTCATCAGCAAAAACGATAACTGGTTGATTGTTTAAATGTGCCCAAGTTATTTCAAAATCTGTACCTATATAAGCTCTATTGGGTATTGTGTATTCAACTAAGAGTATGTCACAACTTTTTTGCAAAAACATATTCTTATCTACTATCTCTTTTGGTTCGCAGTCCGTTTCTTCCAAGGCGTAGTCCATCGGATTAACAGCTTCAAAACCTCTATCGGCTAATAATTCCACGGCTTTATTTCTCCAGCCGTGTGCAAATATCCCAACCCCTTCTATCGCGCCCGACAAAAATACCTTAGTTTGCATTTTCTATTTCCTTAAAAAAAGTTGCTGAGATTATTTTTTGACCATCTACTATTTCCTCTGACCTATGCATTAGATGCGAAGGTAGCAATACTACAGAATTTTCTTTTGGATTTACCCCTATATTTTTTTCTGGAAAAAAAAGTCTACCACCTTTATAATTTTCATTTATATAATAAACAGATGAATAAAAATAATATTCATCGCTTGAATATACTCTATCTTGATGATCTGGCATTGATCCACCGATTGGGTAACGGCCTATTACGCCAACATTTTCTGTGTTTTTCCATTGGCTTATAAGTTTCTTATTTAAAAATAATTCAATTTTTGATTGAATCAAAGAATTTAATTCTAATATTAGATTAGATAACGGAGATATATTTTTAATTAAAAAATAACCAGACTTATCTTTAATGTCATAAGGTATTTCTTTATTTTCATCATCTAAGAAAGCAACCTTGTCACACTCTATCTCTACTTCTTTTTTTAATTGTTTATGTAAAGGAAAAAAATCTTCAAGGTAATAAATACCGTCACCCAAGTGCTGCATTGTACTTCTCCGTTGGCCAATAATACTCTAGTGTTGGATCTTCATCAAAATATTGAGAATAGTATCCATAATCTTTACGCAATAAATTAGATCTGTGAGAACGATGAAATTCTTCTAGACCAAACCACGGTGGCATCACCACTGAATTAGGATTCACTTCTTCATATTGCATTGTATTTTTATAACCTCTGTCTATCCATTCTTGAATAGTGTAATTTTGATACAGCTGCAAAGCCGGCTCGTACCCAGCCCACATTAGTGTGACTGGATGATTACGCCATCCCTTTGTAGGGGTCCTATCAAGCAAAATGTTCAAGACTTGGAAAGTTTCTACTCGTTGCTTTCCAAGTCTACGGTAATCTAATACCCGAACTGATTCCTTAAGATCTGGATATGGTAAGAATGTTTGCATTACGCCTTCTTAAATTCCTGAAAAGTTTTATCGCCTACGCCAAAATATTCTCTAGCTAAACCAGCTTTAACAATTTCAGTGTTAAGACATTCACCAGCTTCATTCCATACTCTAGCAAGAATTCTTCCATACTTTTCATTCTTGTCAAGAATTGTTTCTATCTTTACTTTATTATTAGCTTTTTTGATCCATTGATCGGTAAACTCTTTCGCAGCGAGTCCCATCTTCTTTTCTTCCAAATTTGTGGTGCGGCTTTCTGGTGTGTTAACGCCATACAGTCTAACGCTCTTTGGCCCAATGTGGACTTCAAAACCAAGATCTATATTAATCTTGAACGTATCTCCATCAACTATTTTAACCACTTCTGCATTGTAAAGGTAAACATTGAACTTATCTGACATATTAATCTCTTTCTATTCCTATGAAATCGCATGCGTTGCGAAATATTTTTTGGCTTACTGTGAACTGCGCGTCCGCATGACTATATCCCTCACCTGGTTTGGGTGATGATGCATGCCAGCTGTGACCTATCGATACGCTACCATCATACACTACGTTGTACCCGAGGTGACGAGCAAAATATGAGCACCAAGTTTCCTCATAATAATGAGGCGTTGGCAGAAAGGCCCCCTCTGCATCGGGGTACATTTGTCTATACTTTTCATTATTAGCCATTGCATTCCACACTTCTCTTCTTACGAAGTAAGCTGAACCAGAAACCGTGACACAGTTAACCCTATCTTTATAGAGTGTATCTTCAGGATCGCTTTGTCTCCAGCCACGATGCTTTGGTGCTGTGTTAGTCCCGACTATTCCAGCATGCACTATGAGCCCATCCTCATCTCTTTGCTTTGGGCCTAGAACATGTATGTCTGGATTATCGTCGAATATTTTTTGCACTTTAATTAGATCGCTAGTTGTCATCCAAACATCAGCATTAAGCAGACAAATTATATCAGAGAAAGAATGCTTTGCCATCATATTACAGGCCGCGGAGTATCCTACGTTTCCATTCTTCCAGGCTCTAGTAATATAATACTTATTTATATTAGACTCTAACCAATCCCAGCTATCGTCAGACGAACCATTATCACATATGTTTAAGTGCCAAACTTGATCAGTCCCGGCGACATCGCTGTGTAGTGTGTCGAGAAATCTTTGGAGCATTGGTCTAGTATTGTAGTTGACTACACATAAATCTATCATTTTAAAATCTTTCTATATTTGATTCTTGTATGACCATTGCAAAGGCATCTTCTGCGTTTATTCCGTGATCCATGAACTCACACATGCTTTGCATTTTTCTATTCACATCTTCTTCTAAAAAGAATTCTTTTAACCTATTTTTATATTGATCAAGGGAAGTTTTATTTTGGATCTGCTTTATACTTTGCCTACTGAAAAAACAAGATGCAGCGGCGACAGTCAATAAACCCAATATGAATGGCTTCATATTACCACTCGTCTTCATCGTTTACATCTCCCGTGTACTTGTTCTCGGCAATTGCTTTAGTGGCTTCTTCGCTGATCTTTAAAATCTCTAAACGTTCTTTATCGTCTTTGATAGTTGAAGCTAGGTGTATCAAAGCTGTTGACACCTGGAACATTTGCGCAGCGTCTAGTACTAGATAAGTTTGTCCAGACAAAAGCTTAATATTAATCTTTTTTTTATCTATTTGTTTCTTAGCCATATTATTATGCTTCTTTTTTTGCTGCTCTTTTTGGTTTCTCTGGCTTGTCATCTATATCATACCCGCCTAATTCAGAATGCGAACCAGAATATTTATATAGACAAATGTTATCTGAATCTGGTTCAAAGGTCACAAAAAATATATTCTTATCTTCTTCCGTCAACCCCTCTGGTGGAGATGACTCTAAAGCTATCTTAGGATTAGAGCAGCCATAAACTTGGCTATGATTTTTATAAACAACAATATAATTTAATTTAGAAGCTGGCATTATAAACCTAATATAATTATATAACCAGCAGCAAATGCTGACATGAGTGCTACTGCGCTTGAAATAATTTTTACATTTTTATTTTTTGATACCTGATTTAGTATCTGCATACCCATGCTCCAATTAATTAATACAGAAAAAATAATACAAAAAAACAAATCTTTAAACATTTCTAATATCCACCAATCCACCAATGCTAACAGGGAACTCTGGCTGTATCAACGATAACACAGCTCTAGCATAATCTCTAATCTCTACCTGTGAACCTTGGTCTAATCTTTGATTCAAAAATAGGGCAACAGATTGCAAACTACAAGTCCACCTATATATAACATACATGCCATAGGCTGGCAAAAATAATCTTGCTTGCTCCGCAGCTACGCCATTATCCATCGCCATTGCATACAATGCCTCGCCCTGTTCTATGTATCTATTTAGCTCGTCAGTCAACACAGAGCCGATCCAAGGGCCTATAGGACCGCCTGAGCCCTGCTTCTTATTGTCTGGAGCTAAACGCCATTCATCTAAGTTTGGCACATAAAACTCTGGTTCAATTGTTACATATCTTCTAGAAGATTCATTCCAAGAATCCATAGTGTGGTCAGAGCCAACAACATATTTCCAATGTTGACGGGCCACCATCAGAGGAGCTTTAAATTCGAACGTTGCAAAGGCGTGTCTGAAAGGGGACATGTGATTTTCTCTAATTAAAAAATCTATAAGCTGTACATCTTTTTTGTCCAGCTCTAAAGATTCTTTAGCAAAAGAAGCGCGAGCTGCGTTGACAACAGATAAATCGCTACCCATTGTATCAACAAGTCTTACATAACCCTTATCGAGAACTTGAATTGTATTTTTTAAATTCATAGATATATTATATCACCAGATTATTATTTAGTGTTATCCTTTATGAATTTAATTTCACACGCATCTGTAGTGCAATATCTTTCGCCTATAGCATCTGCTGCCATACCTGCATATACGCCAGTTAAATCTATTGGGAATAGTTTTAATCCTGCTTCTATGTACTCCTCTTCTGTTATTTGAGTGTAAGGCATCTGGGGATAGGTGTCATTACCACTCGGCAAGAAGGAAACAGTTTTTAGCTGTCCATCATACATATGGAGAACTGTCCCCACATGCTGAGCTTCTTTATCTTTATCAAAAGATATAGTTACGGAAACAGAATTGTCTGACCAGTATCGCTGTGCTGTTGCTGCAAGCGACATCTTTTCAAAAATTGTTACGTCACGCTCTGCTCTTGCCGCACTTGATTTAATCGGGAAGTAAACTACCGAAGTTGTTTCAGGTGATTCAGATGCTGGTTCGACTCTATAGTTAGCCATCTTAAACAGTGGCAGCATCGGGTCATCACTAGAGAATCTAATTGTTCTATTAAAGAACTTTCCACCCGGGGTCCAGTGAACTCCAGGAGACTCACCAGCAAGAATGGAAACCGTACCGGAAGGCTTAATGGTCGTCATCTTAATCGATTCACGAATGCCAAGCCATTCTGAATATACGTTGTCGTAACGCTGCACTGTTTTGTACCCCTGGTCCATCCAATCACGCAAGGCTGGAACACCAACTCTGTCTGCGAAGTTTGCTACGCCAGACATAGACGCACCTATGCGACGATTACGTTGCATGATAGCGTTTGTTTCTTCCCAGTGAGTAGGAAGAAGGGTGACTGTCTTAGCATAGAGATAGGCAAACTTTAATGTACGCTTGTAGTCTTCAAGATTGTCGTGTCGGTTTAGATAGGTCTCAACAAGTGTACAGCACTCGTATGACTCTAGGGACTGTTCTGCGCAGGGGTTGTACCCTGCTACTCTGTGGTCTTTGTTGTTTGGTGGATCAGCCAATCTACCATACTTGCGAGACATATCTAGCCAAATAACTCCTGGTTCACCATTGAGAGAAATCCCCTCAACAATACTAGATAGGTCTGCCCCAACTGCAGTTTCTACAGAATTATTTGACATCCAACCCCAACCAGGATTACTTGGATTGTAGGAGTTACGTTCTGGAAAACGTTCTGGATTCTTCAAATTCAAAAATTCTTCATCATCTAAACGCCCAATTAAAAGCTCTGCGGAACGACGTACGTTGCCAGACACCACGCATACGCCAATAACATTACCTATGTCTGCTATATCTGTGCGGGTAAGCTTTTCGCCTTTGCGACCATCAAACATTCTTCTAATGTGATCATGGAGCTTCTCTAGTGGCTCATGGCCTGCAGCTACACCACCAAAAGTTTTGATTGGGGTACCAGCTGGTCTTATGGATGTGTAATCAAACCCAATAGCTTCTTGATCTGGTTTAAGATATGAGTTCAACAGTGCGGCTGTTGAATCAACCCAGCCTTCTCTTGTGTCTGCAATAACAACAGCACTTGATGCCTCATTCTTTTTCGGTTCATATATAATAAAATCTTTATCTGCACCTTTATTGTCAAACCCAACGCCAACGCCAAGCATTGATGCTTCCATCAAGAATGCAAAAGGTTTTGCTGGGTTAAACTTGTTCATTTCGCCAGTAGAAACAAACGCACAGTTCTGCAGTGCTGCAGAGTTTTTTTGTACGTTAACAATGTTTGTACCCATTGCCCACAGTCCTCGACCAGGGGGCGTCCACTTAAGATTAAATAGTCTATCGAAAGCTTCTTTAGCCGAAGCTTGTGCCTTGGCGTCGTTCCAAGGCAAACGGTTTTTCTTGCAATGATCTTTTTGAAGAGAATACATTCCATTTATTACGCGCTCGCAAACGTCAGACCAAGACTCTTTTGTGCCATCCTCTTTCAATCTAGAGTACGTGCGCAAGAATGTTATTTCCCCAACTGAGTTACCGCCCGCGTCCCTATACCCAAAAGGAGCAATAGCGTTTTTATATCCTGATACAAAATCGTCTGTTAACTTAAAAGAAAACATTGATGATATTTTATTCGGGATAGGGGTTAAATCTGGGTTACCGTTTTCAATTTCGTCTGGCATCTGCGCTCCTAATTGCTAATTTTTTTTATATATTTAGAATTTGTTTTTTCAATCTCTGTGTTTTTAATTTTCAGAATATCCTGTAAAGAGTATACCTTGTGTATTTCTCTTTCAAAGAAATAACCACTTCTCCAATTAAAAACATTATTAATATTTTTCTTATGATTAACAAACATATTGCAGACCACAGCACCGCCGTAGGACTTAACGATGTTTGACAACTTAATCTTTAGCCCCTCTACACTAAGAGTTTCTAAGTCTTCATTTTCTCTAGCTTTTTCATAAAGCCAATTAAATGCTTGTCTACCCAAGGGAGATATATCTATTGGATCTATGACTCCTAATAGTATTGCCTTATTCCTATTCTTTGCTATCTCAATATCTTCTTTAACAACTTTTTTAAAAATATCAAACCAGTCTTTTTCATTAAACTGAACCCAAGCTGTACACCAAAATAAAAGATTTTCTGGGGGAGATGGGACTTGGCTTTTTTCAGTGTAAGGAAGTAGCACTGCACAGCTGATAGCTCTTTTCATGAAAGCTTTTCTTGAATCTACGTCTTTAGATTTTGATCCTGATATTTCCCAGAGTTTATTTATATTTTTTTTCCAATCTGTTGGACCTAAAAATATGTTTAAATATTTTTCTGCGACCTCCAACGGTATGGTGTCTTCCTGAATAACTTTTTCTAGAATATCTAAAGACATTTATAATCCTTTATAAAACTACTAAAACTCATAAAAGAACCGTATAAAAAGATCATCCCGCTCGAAAGAGCGGGATGATCCTTACGCACTAGTGAGCGTCGGTTTCCGTGATACTGATTATACCACAGTAGCCGTGCGGCTCATGCTATGTTATTCGATTTTATTACAATGCTTTTGCTGATGGAACACCTTTGTATTCTTTTGGATGTGCTCTACCGTAAATTGTGGTATCGTTAGCTTGCCCATAATTAGCGGTGAATACTTTTGTGCTAGCAACACCTTGGGCATCAAACGGTCTGAACAAACCAAACGATGCTGGCGCACCTTGTGCTTCAGTTCTTGGGCCATGACCATAACCTGCTGGCATAACTTCTGCTGCTGCAACGCCGTCGAATATGAAGTTACTATAGGAGCCGTAGTACAGGCTTCTCTTAGCGTGGCCGCCATTAAGAGCTCTTGCTCCCGCGATGCCTCTGTATTCAAGTGGGCGGTATCTTGCACCTTCGTATGTTGCTGTGCCGTCTGCGAATGTTCCGGCCAAAGGTGTTGTGCCAGCATAAAGTGTTGAGCCGGTGAACAGTTGTGACATAAGAACGTTACCAGGACGAGCTCCAGTTCCGGGGATATACGCATTATCTGGTGCGCCTGTAAGCAATTGGCTTGTATTGTACAGTGGGTAGTACGAGTATGTGCCTTTGCCTTTTGCTTTGCCGGTGAGAGTGTAATATGGATTCACCATATCATTGGTGTTTTGGCCTCTCAAAACAGGTCTTGGACCAACGTAAAATGTAGCCATTATGTAATCTCCTTATAGAAACTTGATGCCTATATAGTAAAATTGTATATGATTTTTCGAACTTTTATTTCAAAAATAAAAATTAAGCTTCATCCAAAGTATCATAATCGATAATCAGATCTGACAATACTGGAGCTGTTTTATCCTCAAGAATATTAAGAGTGATCTCTATCCACACCTCTGTTGAGGCACCGGGGTTAGATGTGCTATAAGCGGCGTCTATAAGCTCGTTACCGCCGTCAAAAGGATAGATTACCCTATACGAGAAAGCCTGAGACATTAACGATCTAGGGACGTTATATATAACGGGATCAACACTGTTTATTGAGCTTATGAGTTTGCCAACTGGAGCCTTAAAGTTAATTATTGTTTTTCCAGAAGAAGCAAACTTATCGTACCTTATGTCCAGGTCTGACAAGCCATATGTATATACATATTTGTTCAGCTCTTTAAAGTAATTTTGTTGGCGCAATACAACTCTTACGGCGGTCATGTCTAAATCTGGGAAGTAGAAGCATAGCGGACCAGAATTCGTGATCTCGTCAGAGCCATCTACCACCCAAGCTCCAGGGGGAACATTGCCGATAGCTTCAACTTCTCCATCATACAAAGAACTGAAATTAAGTG